TGCGCCGCATGGTCTTGATAAATGAAAGCTTTGAGGGGCTTTTCATTAAGGGCGTCCATATTCTCTGATACCGGATCTGTTGGTTTCTGGTCATCGTCAATGGGTACTAACTTGGCTGCGTTCTTAATCCCCAGAACCTCAAGCATCTGGCGATGCAACAAAGGCAGGTCATACAACTGGGGTGCGGATTGGGCTAACTGGAGGGCTGCTTGATACTGGACAACCTTTTGAGACATGGTTGCCGCATTAGGATCCGAAACCGGCATGACCTCAACCATGTCGTAGTCGGATCTCTTTGCACGAGGCGGGCCCTCAAGCGGCTCATATTCATACTCTTCGGGCGTGTAGTCACGGATAATGTTCTTTAATAGCTTGAACTCTTGCTTCATGGCGTAGTGAATACGGGCTTGTACCGCACTCATTACCTTGAGAGTTCTTTCCAAAATAGCCAGCGTTGTACCTACGGGCGACTGTGCTGACATGTCGCTAACCTTGAGATCAGCCGCAGAAGCAAACCGACGGCCTTCCTCAACGATTGTTCCCAACAGGCTATACAGAACTTGGCTTGGCTCCTTATAAGGGAGCGTCATGATGTTGTCTTTGATCGTGCCAGAGGCTACGTCCACATCTCGGAACTCGGCTGGAGCAATGGGAGTGTCGTCGCCCTTTACCCTAAGGCCCTTAGTTTTAAAGCCGCCAGGAAGATTAGACAGGACACCAGCATCAACAAGCTGACGAAGTATCGAGGTTCCGGATTTAGCAAAAGCGCCGATGAGATGAATAAGGCCAAAACAATAGAAGCCAAATCCAGGTATGTAGCCATAGTGTACAAAGTGATCCCTTTTCTTCTTCAACGGATCATCCGGGTGGTAGTTACGACGGATTGCAAGGATCTCTTCGGTACCCTTCTCAATCGTCACAACATAAGGCAGAGCAATGCCTGTCTCTTCACCTTTCTCATCCTTGTCCTCGTACCCCGGCAGGTCGAGGTACGTATGAATCTCAAGGATCTTGTACCGATCATCTTGAGTTGCCTTAAAGCCCATCTGCTCAGCGATCTTCTTCTCAACTTCATCCAGCGTATCGACAGGATCATCAAGCTCAACATCTCGGTAGAAGCCCATAACCTGAAGCTTGCGTAACTCATTCTTAGTCTTACGCATCACATGGGTAACACGCTCTGAAGTCTCTAGGCTTGAGGCGCCATAAGGCACCACCATATCTTCAGCAGGTACAAACAAAGAAACTTGCCGACCTAAACTAGGATCAAAGTAGACCTTCTTAAACGCATTACCTGAAAGACCCAGGCCCCAGAGCATGCGCTCATGCTCAGGCCGGTACTCCACCATAACCTCAGTAAGCTGGTAGTTCATGTCATCCTTGACACGCTGCGCAGCCTCGATCTTGTCCGTGGTTTCTTGCCCAAGTATGGATGTCTTGACTGGACCCGCTGCGGGGAACGTCTCCATGATCGTCTCGGACTGGAACTTCACAAGTGCTTCTGACAACATCGGGTGATAAACACCACAAGCCCCAGGCCACGGCTCTGTGCGCTCCTCGATCTTCAAGCCAAGCAACTCTAAGCCATCCACGTAAGTCTGTACCCAGTCTTTGCGTGAGTCGAGATCGGACTGCACTTCACCAAGCAGATCACTGGCAAGTTCTACCAGGATGTCTTCATCAATCTTGTCAGCCAAGTTCTCATTGAACTCGTCATCCATCTCGGTCTTCTCAATCTCAATCTCTAAGCCACCAGCTTTAATACTGACGCTCTCAGGATCTTCAATCTCGATCTCAATATCGGGCTCTATTTCAGCCATTTCTTCAAGACCCGTAGGGGCTGCATACAGTGATTTCTCGATTGCCATAATCTGTCCTAGTAGTACGCCGCATGTCTGCGGCTTTTAAAGTATTGAATCTCGTCATCCTCGTCGAGGAGCGTGCGAATAAACCCACCCTTACGGAACCGCATCAGCGCAAGGGAAACAGAGTCAACATAATCATCATGGTCCCCAGCGGGGAAACTTGCAACCTCTTCAATTACTTCCTCAGCCCACTGCGTGTTGGGAACCCACACTTTACCACTGGCAAATATGTCAGAGACTGCGTTTAATCTTGAGATCTTGTCATTACCCTTTGACGGTGTAAATTCTTGGACAGGAACACCCATTGCCCGCATCTCATAGATGAGGGGCGCCCCCGACGCTTTCTTCTCGATAATGATTGAATCCGGTTGCCATTCTTTGTACTGCTCAAACGCCACTTGTTTTAGCTCTGGGAACTCCATGCGCTTACGGAAAGCGTTCAACAAGATGATATTCGCCTGTGGAGTACCCGTATCGTCCGGGTGATAGAACACACCCCAGTGCGTACAGGCTGAATAGTCTGCTCGGTTGTGCTTTTCAAACGCCGTATCCCATGCCATCAGGGTGAAGTCGCAATATGGAGCCTCATCATCCTCCCACACGTTCCACCATTCCCGTTTAATGATGGCAGATGTCTCAGATGTTGGGTTTTGTTGGTACTGCGCCATCCATTTTGAGTGCGGTAGCTCGTTTCGCAGGGCCAAAAGCTCTTCGTAAGGCCAAAACTGAGGCCACAACGGCTTATCGCTTGGAAGAATCGCTGGAAACTCGATCACTTCCCACTCTTCACCCGATCTCTGGGCGCTTGCCTTCAGTACTTGCCCGGTTAGGTCCCTTTTGGACCACCGAGTCATCACAACTATGATCGCTCCCCCCGGCTGGAGTCGCTGTCTTGGTCCTGAGGTGTACCACTCGTAGGTCTTATCGTAAATTTCCGGATTAGTTTCCGCTTGAGCAGCCTCTTGTTCGCTATGAGGGTCGTCAATAATGAGAATATCCGCTCCTTTACCGGTGACAGCACCGCCCACACCGATAGCAAAATAGTCTCCACCCTTGTTAGTCGCCCATCGCCCAGCAGCTTTAGAGTCAGCTTGAAGTCCCACGCCCGGAAAAATTTCTTTATAGATGTCCTGATCAACAAGATTTCGCACCTTTCGTCCAAAACCCACAGCAAGCTCTGCCGTGTGGGATGTTTGAATGACCTTCTTATTAGGGAATTTACCTAGAAACCATGCCGGTAACAGGTAGGACGCAAATTCTGACTTCGTATGCCGTGGGGGCATGTTAATAATCAGTCGTTTTACTTTGCCAGCCGCTACCCGCTCAAACGCTTCTGCCATCTTCTTGTGGTGTGCGCCATGAATAAACGAAGGCCACACCCTATTTACAAACTCCATGAACGAATCTTGTGCCCTTTGCGAGGACTTACGTTCCTCAAGCTCTTCCATAAGCTCAAAGACACGCATCTTCACTTCCTTTGGAAGCGACGCCAAGAGATTAGGGTTTGTCCTAATCTTCTCTAACAGACTCTGTGGCGTATTCGTCATCGTTTTTAAGACCTAGTTCTGCATCAAGGTCAATGTCTAATGGATCAGGGGGACCGTCTTTAACCTCTTTTGCCTCAACAGGAATGGCATCACCTACATAACTGTTTAAGAGCCTAGCTAACTCAGCCTCGATTTCCTCGACAGGCTTCTGTTTTACAGTGATCTCCATTCGGTCGGAGAACATGCCAACCTTCTTGCCAAGCAGTTCAAGCGCCCGCAGTCTCTTGCCTGCATCCTCGTTCTCCGTCTCTTCCATCAACCTGTTGGTCACAAAGTTGGTAATACGCCTCTGTGCATCCAAAAACTCATGGTCGTACGAAGAGAGAAGAGCCTCTAATTTAAGAACAATCGGGGGTGGTGTTTTCGCAACATTGATGGGCTTTTCAGCCGCAAACAGTTTGTGTGCTTCTTGGGAAACCGAGTCATCCATTTCTGGCATTTCGGCACCGGACTCGATCAGTTCAAGAATAGTCTGACAAGCCGCTTTAGCACGGTCACGGAACGTCTCAACTTCCTCTGGCGTAACGTCAAAGGGAAGCGGTATTCCTACTTCAGGTGTAATAACTAATGGCATCGGAGGAAACGGGACTCCAAAAATTAATGGGGGGTGCGTTTCAATAGAGCAAAACTAACAGATGCCTGGAATTAATGCAAGGGGGGTGGGGGTCGATTGTCTTTGCGTGTCTAACATAAGGAGCTAGATACAGGCTATTTAACGTCGCCGAGCCGACGCGACCCCCGTAGAAAATATACCGCAAAAGGAGACGGGACTCCAGAAAAAGGTAAGGGGGGGTTTTCCCTAATCGTACTTTTTACAATGTATAAAAGATTTCATTGGGGGGTGGTCCAATGTGCAAAACACACACGTAGGCGGCGGGCGGGTCCCATATACACAGTTTGGGGGGTGGGGGTACCAGGGGGTCGGTTGGCGGCGAATCGCTTAGGGGTGGGTCAACTTACTGTCAGACAGTAAGTTAAATACCATTTGACAATCTAATAGGTTTATGGTGTAATTCAGTTACCGGTTCGCATGTTGCGACCGGGTTAACCTAAGGAGCTTTAAAAATGACTACACGTAAATCCGCAGTAAAACCCGCCGCTAAATCAACCAAGGCCGCCGCGCCCGTAGTAACTGAAACCCTTAAAGGGTTTGCCGAGCGTGCTGGCCTAAACGCCGCCGGGGCCGAGAGTGCCAAGGCCGCATGCAATGCCGCATGCCAAGAGCTACACAAGGCCAAGGCCAAAATCGGGCAAGCTAAAACTTGCGAACTAGCTCAGGCTTTCCTAGCTAAACGCTTCGCAGGTAAGAAGCCCGCCGCCTCGACTAAGGCCAATGCGCTTAGCGCTTTCCGTAAGGCCGTCGAGACTGGCAAGCCTTACACTGAGAACGGCGCACGCGAAGCCAAGGCCAAGGGTAAAGGTGCTAAGGCCGGCGGCGGTACGATTATGATCGCCATTGGATCGGGAGCCAAGGCCAGCGACGCCGCCGCTAAGCTTCGGGCCGGGTTCAATAAAATGAAAGAGGCCAGCGACGAACTTGCTAAGATCGCCGCCTTTATGATCGACGCGCTCGACGATGCAGGTTACGACGCCGAGTAACACCCCCTCCCCTTCAGGCCCCGCTTCGGCGGGGCTTTTTTTTTACCCAAAATTTTCATCCCTAAAATTTTTTAGGGAACTGGTGTCAAGAAGGGTTGGTGAGAGTCGGAGGGCGGCAAGGTCGCACTTGCGTCATGCGTAGTTGGTGAGCGTGCGTTGCGTGTGCGTTGCGTGTGCGTGGGGAGGAGCGGCGAGGAGGGGTCGAGACCAGTTCCCACAAGAGTTTGTGGGTGAGTTAGCAGGTCATTGTAAAACTTACTGTCAGACAGTAAGTTATGTTCTCTCGAAGGAACATACGCAAGTCATTGATTTATAAGCATAACCGATTGTAAATGTTCTTAATTGTTCTGACATTAGGTACAGAGCATAAGTTGTTGATTTTGCACAAGTTCTTGTTCCAAAAATACCCTTAAATTAATAAATGTTCTAAAAAAATATATATATACACCGACTTCTGAAACCGAACATTTGACTTTTACAATTCTTTTTCTTTTACAAAGCGAGAGAAAGAAGATCTCCGCAGGGTGGTGTATTTCTCAGAACATTTAGAACAAATGACAAAACCACGCTCAACACCATGATCTCATTGCACTTTCCCCAGTAATTTCCCACAGAACATTCCAGAACAAAACCCCCAAAGTAAAGAACAAAGCTCAAAGTAAAAGGAAATAATTAAATAAATAACGCGTTGTCACGTAAGTTACTGTCAGACAGTAAGTTGACAATGTATAAAACCCCATGCAAATCCACTAAAACCCACTTGACAATGTAATAGATCTATGAGATAATAGAGTCTCAGTTGGAGATTTACTCCGACTCGCTCTTTAACAACCAGATCAAAATGCCGGTGCGGGACGAACACAGTCTTGCTATTAAACCTACTGTCAGACAGTAAGTTCCCATCGGTGCAGAGTAGGCGTAGGGACTCAGCAAGTTATTCGCACGAGTTCAAGTCTTTATGTAGGTCATGGCCTAGTAGGCGCATGGTCTGTATGTCGTGGGGTGCATCGACACCCTTAGATCCTAACTAACCCATCGAGGACAAACATACAGAATGGCATGAGACAGAGAACTTCGATCCCCTTGTTTGACACCCCCGAGCAGTATCTCTGCGGGTAGTGGAAGCCTGACAACCTTTTACTATCCCTCCCCGAACACCACACAGGACTGCTAGAAACGAGCAGAGGGGAAAGCCACGGGCGTGGCGAGAAGCGTATTTGGATTTAGGTCTGAGTATGCTTCTTTGCATGCCTTATCAAATCAACCGTCAACATCTTTAGGAGAGTGACATGACACACGTAAACACAACAATGCAAGACCAGCTTGCCGCACTCAAGGGCAAAGTCCGAGTAGTTCAACCCAAAACCGTCGAAGTGCGCAGAGCTAAGACATGGCGCAAGCGTGGTGAGTTGGAGAGTGACGGGCATATCGAGTGGGAAACTGAGTATGTAAAGCCCCATTGGGAGTGCCTAAATAAGACGCAACGTGCGCAGTACATGGCCTTGTTTATTCATTGAACACACCAAAACCTACTGTCAGACAGTAAGAAAGGAACAAGCAATGAGTGATGAAGATCGAGTTTATTTATGTACCGCCTGCCACTGGGAGAAAGTGCCGTATCAGAGGTGGCAGAAGGGTTTGACAATCACAGATCCAGAGGAGCGGAAGAAATACTTTACTTGTTTACCTTGCGGTGATGAACGGGCACGGGCGGTGAAGCACACCGTAGTCCCAATGCATAAGAGCAATTATGTGCCTATGTTCAACCGTCAAGATCTCAAGGGAATCAACAACAAAGGAGGGTTAGTGCGATGAAAGAGGTTTGGTATGTCAACGAAAGCAACGGCGGGTTTCATTTTGCTTCTTATGTATTTGAGACAAAGATCGAAGCCGAACGCTATGCACGGGAGTGCTTTCCTGACGAGAGCGAGGACGAGCGGTATGCCCGTATCTTTTATAAAGAAGTTGTTTCTTATAAAGAGGTGTGAAATGAAGATTAAAACAAGTGAACTTGAAGGCGTCATGCTCGACTATGCAGTGGCGCAGTGTGAACTGATGCTTGGGCAAGACTACACGCTTGCTATTGATACCGATTTTGATGGTACGAAGCGGGTCAATTTTGGTGGTACGTATCCAGAGTGGTCTACCGATTGGCAAGAAGCTGGCCCGATTATCGAGCGGGAGAAGATTGGCGTGTGGTGGGCTACGCATTATGTGGACGATGACGGTGTCGAGTATGGTAACCATTGGTATTCCGAGCCAGCTTGTACAGATGACAACGCAGACAAACCGTACCGTGTAGCTGTAGGTCCTACGCTTTTGATTGCCGCAATGCGTTGCTACGTTGTAAACAATCTGGGCGATGAATTGGAGGTTTCTGATGAAATGGTTTCTTGACTTCTTCTTTTGCAATACGTGGGGTGAGTTCTTTTTTGCCGCAGTTGTGGGTGCAATGGGACTCATCGTGTTCTGGGGTCTGCTGGTTCTGACCTTTGTTCTCTTTGGATAGGGGTATTTGACAATGTAAATGTATAGGTGTATAATGTAGTTTGTAGTCGAGTTGTATCTGATTGTAAAAGTTACTGTCCGACAGTAACTTCCCTAACTTTTTTATAAATAGGAGTGACATCCATGAGCATCATCAATTTCGGTAGTTCCATTTCCCTCAACCAATTCGCCAATGCCATCGCAACATCGGGCAGTGACGTAACCATCATCGGGTGTGGTGAGCCCGGTATCGGGAAGTCTGCAACCCTCAAGTTGTTGGAGAAAAGATTCCCCGACTACGAAGTGGCGTACATTGACTGCACCCTGCTGGATCTCGGTGACTTTGCCCTGCCTTATACAGTGGATGCGGGTGAGATCCGAATAACCGAGTTCGCACCGAACGCACGGTTCAAACTACACAGTGGCAAGCCCGTCATCATCATGCTTGACGAGTTGGGTAAAGCGATTAAGTCCGTGAAGAACGTACTGCTGACCCTGATTAACGAGCATCGTATTGGTGACAAGAAGTTGCCAGAAGGTTCGATTGTGTTTGCCACTACCAATCTATCGAGTGACGGGGTGGGCGATACGCTGGAAGCGCACATGGTGAACCGTGCCACAGTGGTGGATATTCGTAAGCCCCATGCCGGGTTCAATGCTGACGGTACGATTGACGATGACTCATGGGGTAAGTGGGCGTTATCCAATGACATTGACCCAACGGTTGTTGCTTGGGTTCGACAGGTTCCGCATGCTTTGGGTTCGTACACTGACCCATCCCAGCGTGACAACGCCTATATTTATATGCCGGGGAAACTACAGAAAGCATTTGTTACCCCAAGATCTTTTGAGCGTGCGTCTCACATTGCTAAACAACGAGCTGAACTCGGTGAAGAGTTAACCATCAGTTTGTTGTCAGGAACTATCGGTGAGAGTGCGGCACGTGACATGCAGGCTTTCTTTACAGTGGCAGACAAACTGCCTACGTGGGATGCGATTATCAATGACCCCAAAGGTGCGAAGTTGCCTGATGACGTAGTGGCACGGTGCTTGACAGTGTTCTCTGCAATTACCCGCATCAAAGAATCCTCAGTTGTTGACAAGTTCTTGGACTATCTCGGACGCATGGAGAAAGAGTGGCAGGCTCTGTTCGCCCGATCAATTATGAAGTCTGACAAGCAGTCCATCGCTATTCGTTCGGACAAGTTCAAGAAGTGGGCTACCGACAACCAATGGATGTTTTCTTAATAAACCTACTGTCTGACAGTAACTTTCTAGGAGAGTGACATGTTTAACCAATCCGCAGTTTTAGTTCGTCTCAACATCTCTACATGGACAGGGCGCAAGCTGGACAAGCGTGTGTCTGACGAGATCGACCAGTCGAAGAACACCAAGACCCGAGCAGGGAACTACAACAAGCACCTACTTGCTGGCTCAAAAGAGTTGGATCAGATTCAGAAAGTAGCCACTGCCGTACGTACTTGGAACTACGAGCAGACTTTACCGTGGTCAAATGGTGGTGATCGCTTGTTGCCATTCAAGAACTTCTTTGAGTATAAGCAGACTCTTGCCATGTTCGAGAAGCAGTTTGAGAGTGCAGTTGAAGCGTTTCTTGCGAACTACGACACCCTTGTGTCTGCGTCTGCGTTTCAGTTGGGTGATCTGTTCGACCGTGACGAGTATCCCCCAGCGTCTGAGTTGCGACGTAAGTTCCGGTTCAGTTATGACTTTGATCCCCTGCCTGTCAAGGGTGACTTCCGCATTGATGCATCCGAAGAGGTTAGGCGTGAGCTTGAGGAACAGTACGAAACCTCATTCAACAACCGACTCAACGATGCGATGAAGGACGTATGGGAAAGACTCCACAGTACGTTGTCACACATGAGTGACAAGCTGGCGGATAAGGAACGCACACTGAAGAACGGTGAGGTGACGAACACACAGATTTTCCGTGACTCGTTGATCAACAATGCCGTGGAGTTGTGTGGACTGCTGACCAAACTCAACGTGACCGATGACCCCAAGCTTGAGCAGGCACGACAGAAGCTTGAGAGTGCGATTGTCAACGTGAACGCTGAGACGGTACGCGATAGTGATGAGGTACGTCACAACGTCAAGGCACGTGTGGACGAGATCCTTAGTGCTTTCGACTTTTAATTTTTTATAACCAGGAGAGTGATATGACTATGCAAAAACTTACTGCCGAACAACGTGTCCAGAAGGCTCACGTTTGGCTCATGGCGCAACCCAAGTACTGCCTGTATTCGGGGATCTTTATGCTTGGTAAAACAAGTATTGAGGAAAACATTCCGACCGCCTGCACCAATGGGCGTGACTCGATGTATGGGCGTGCTTTCGTTGACAAGATCAAGGATGAAGAACTGCGTGGCTTGATACTGCACGAGAACTTGCACAAAGCGTTTCGTCATTTGACCACGTGGAAAGATCTTAATGAGAAGAACGGCAAGCTTGCCAACATGGCTTGCGATTACGTGATCAACCTAATGATCGTTGACTCTGACCCCGAGGGTAAGGACGTACGCTTACCGGAAGGTGGGTTACTCGATGAGCGATTCCGTGGGATGGATGCGGGTGAAGTGTTTAGGATCCTTGAGAAAGAGTGCAAGGGTAAAAGCAAAGGCAAAGGTGAAAAAGGAGAGGGTGATGATTCCGAAGACAATGGTGGTGAGGATTCAGACGAGGAAGCGGGATTCGATTCGCACGATTGGGATGGTGCAAAAGAGATGTCCGAGCAAGAGCAGAAAGAACTTGAGCGGGACGTTGATCAGGCACTGCGACAAGGTGCATTACTAGCAGGCAAGATGAAGGGTGGTGTGCCCCAAGAGATCAAGGACATGATGGAGTCTAAGATCGACTGGCGTGATGCCCTGCGTGAGTTCATTAACTCATTCTGTATGGACAAAGATGTTTCTACGTGGCGTAGACCTAACCGACGCTGGGTTGATCAGGGTGTCTATCTCCCATCGACCGTGGGTGAAACGGTTGGGCGTATCGTCATTGCCGCAGACATGTCCGGTTCTATGTACAACCTACTCGGTACGGTGCTGGGTGAGATCAAGAAGATCGCTGAGTCTGTGCGCCCCGAGGGTATCGACCTGCTGTATTGGGATGCAAAAGTCTGTGCGGTTGAGAAGTACGACTTTGAGGATCTCGATGCAATGATGACAACAACCAAGCCTATCGGTGGTGGTGGCACTGACCCACAGTGTGTTGCCGATTACATTCGTGACAACAAACTCAAGCCTGAGTGCGTGGTGGTGCTGACCGATGGATACGTAAACAGTTGGGGTACTGGCTGGAACGTACCCGTGTTGTGGGGTATCACGACCAAAGGCATCGTTGCTGACAACGGCATTTCAATTCAGATCGGAGATTAATATGGCAAACCCTAAAACCTACAAAGCGTTACTGATTCGACAGGACGCACGTGATTCGATTGATCACGTAAAGAAGTTGTACGAAGAAAAGATTGGCGTGGACATGACGTACACACAGTTCATATTAGTAATGTGCAAGCAGTATGAAAACTTACTGTCAGACAGTAACTTACGAGGAGAGTGACATGTACGGATATTCAAACGGAAGATACCAAGCTGAGCAAGTTAAGAACTACCACGAAGCAAAGCAACGCTACGAAGAAGTTAAACCTATCCGTGGACGCAGTGGTGATATTCGCCCATTGGGTAAGCGCAGGCGTGACTGGGAGCGCATCGTTAAAGTAAGCGAGAGCGCATACGCCATTAGGCTTTACAGCACAGATGTTGTGACGTACTACGAGGACGGTGCGATTGAACTACGCACGGGGGGTTGGCCCTCTGTATCAACCACAGAGATGATTGCGTATCACAGCCCGTTCCAGTCAGTTAAACGCAACAAGCAGGTGTGGGTGTGGCACTCGGACAAACATAAATATATTGTGCCTGCGTATATTAATGAGTGCTTGCGTATGGTACGGGTGGATGGGGTGTATGAGCCTGAGACCCCACAAGTCCTTAAGCAACGGGTGGTAGACAGAACTAGCATCAAAGAGTTACGAGAGAAAATTTCCCCGTTCGTTAAATTTACAAAAACCATGTTGGCATTGAGCGATGGCTGGATCAACGTGAAATCAATGCTTGAACTTGGCGGTAAAAAGATAAACGGTTGGAGAAAGGGGCGCATCATTTACCCAGATCATTTCACGGCAGACGAATGGGTGATGCTTGAGCGTTCGGGTAATACCCTTGATCGCAATACTCTTATGGCAAAGATGTTTGTGGATGTAGTTTCCCGACCTGGTGAAGACCAATGGTTGCGTGTGATGTACACAATGCTGACCACGAATCGAACCCCGTTGGAAGAAGTTGTGGAGTTTTATGAACCGGTAGTGGGTGAAAGTCCCAGCAGAATTAATTGCCCTTACATGAATCAACGGTTTGATGTATCGGAGTACGTGGAGTTGATCAACAAGATTCTACGTGTTCATCCCGATGCGCAAGCTGTTCGGGAACTGCCTCCCGGTTCAGAGTTTCGTAGCAACCTAGTTTAATTTGACAAGGAGAGTGACATGGAAACAACCGAAGAAATTATTCTTATCCCCGAGCTTCAGAATCTAGTCAACGCATTTCGTCTGCGTTCGGCTAGGGCTTTATCTTACAAAGCACACAGGCCCTATGCAGTTTACTTTTACGACGACAGGTTCCCTGAAATGCCTCAGACGAAAACCAGAAAGATGGTGGGTTATGTGGAGGTGGTGAGGAATGATGTTGACGCAATACAGTATTGCGTTCGATCTCGGCTAGTCAACAACGAGCGGTATCGAGCCAGCACTCAGGACTACCACACCAAAGTCACGAAGTCTATCGACAAGGCTCTCAAGCTTATGATTGATTTCATCCGTCCGTATGGCCTGCCCGAGGTGATGGAGGAGAGTGTGCATAAGTTCACGAGCCAGATTGAAGAGTGGATTTCTAAATCCCGTAGGGACTACAGCAAAATATCCGTAGACGACCGTAACGATTTGGTTACCGAGTTGATGCATCTCAAGACGTTGGGTGTCCAGTTCAAGACCAATACGTTCCGTGAGTTGAGCGAGAAAGTTGAAGAGACAACCCGTGAATACAAGCGGCGCACCAACATGAAGGTCCGTGGCTATCACGTTGTGTTTACGAGCAACATCATCTACGTAACTTCTGGGGTAGTTACCGGGTCTGGCTATTCGACATCGCTTACAGACATTGATAAGACCGCTAAGACGTACCACTGTGAGACAGATCTTCCTGAAAACATCTTGTCAAAAATAAGTTTCCTCAAGATGGTTGACAAGAATCAGGCTCTCGATGAGGTTGGGGTTAGGGTTAACGACTACGAATTTTATATTTTCGAAGAGGTTGACAATTTTAATTCTTAGTATAAAATAGTGGTACTAATCGGGAGTAGTAATGGAAAACTTTTATAAGTTTAGAGTGGCTTTCGATGAGGACGATGGGTATGGGTGGGTCTTTTCTCCGCAGTCTTACTTGGAGTTCAGAGTTCCCCCCATGCCTGAGATTCTTAACGAGAAGGTGTCTCTGTTGAAACTTGTTGATAAAGGAGGTGTCGATGGCATAGGCAAACGCAAACTTAAGAACGTGTTCTACGTTATTTTTAACGAGAACGAATACCAGCAGTTGTGTAAGCAAGTGCATGCAAGTGAGGAAAATGAAAATGTTTAGCGTAAATGATCAAGTCAGGATAGTTGATACAGGCGAGATTGGTTATGTTGAAAGGTTGTTGGATAGTGGGGAGCGAGTGATGGTGCGTATTCCTGCGTCTGATGGCTGGCCTTTTCCTCACCACGTGTATGCAGTTAAAGAGAAGGTTCAACGAGTGGCAAAGGGTAAATCTTCATCCGAAGAAGCCCTCTTTTAAGGAGATTAAAAATGGCATCGAAGAAAGAAACCAGCACTGAGATTTTTGTAACCGAGCAACGTCGTGAAACGCTGAACTTTTGCGTACTGGGTACAACCCCCCTCATTCACAATCGAATGAGTCAGAAAGTTCTACAGACACTTCTCTGCCCTCCCCCACGTAAAAATGCGGCTGAGAAAGCGCAAAGCTTGAAGCACAACCCGGTGGAGGAGTATCGCAATTCCCCCTACACTACGAACGACGAGTCTGATCCCACGTTGATTACGATTCTACCCACTGCGTTTAAGGGTGGCATGATGACTGCGGCTCTCGATATGCCCGGAGTTGCTAAGACACAGATCAAGCGTCAGGTGTATGTCGATGGGCAGATCACTCACATTTACGGTATACCCGAGATGATGATGGCGGTCACTCGGTCGGCAGACATTAACAAAACCCCCGATGTACGAACCCGAGCAGTTATGCGTAAGTGGGCGTGTCATCTCTCAATATCTTATACAGTGCCTATTCTCAATCAGCAGTCGGTATCTAATTTACTGGCGGCGGCTGGCATCGTGTCTGGTGTGGGTGATTGGCGGCAAGAGAAAGGCTCAGGTAACTTTGGTTGCTACAAGCTGACTACGGCTGATGATCCTGAGTTCTTGGAAGTTATTAAGACGGGTGGTCGTCAGGCTCAGAAGGATGCGCTTGAGAGTCCCAAGTTCTATGACCAAGAGACTGAAGATTTGTACCGCTGGTTTGAGACTGAGACGAAGCGTCGGGGTATGAAGGTGGCGGCATGAACAAACCCTCACGCAAAGAGATCGACACTGAGATTAATCGCATATACATAGAGTACGGAGCGTTAACTCCAACGCTAGTTGTAGAGGTTGCGAAGAATCCCAAAAGCGTACTGCATCACTTGTTTGAGTGGGACGATGCTAAAGCCGGGGAATCTTTTCGGCTCTCTCAAGCCCGTGCCATTATCACAAGCGTAAAGGTCAACATAATTACTGAAACTCACAAGATCAGTGCGGTTAGTTACGTACGAGATCCAAGACTTGCAAGTAGTGAGCAGGGTTATATCTCTGTCGATAAATTAAAGACAGACAAAGATCTTGCTAGGGAGTCTATTAAGTATGAGTTTCAGAGGGCCTATGCTCATCTGCATCGAGCAAAAACGCATGCTCAGCTTCTTGGCATGGAGGACCAAGTAAGCGCATTACTCAACACGTTTGAGGATATAAAAGAAACAATGGAAGTTTGACTTTGCTTTGGGGGAGGTTCGCCTCCCCCTTTTATGGCGAGGCGAGATGAGACGAGATGCTTACGGGACAGGAGCGGTCAGGCAGTTCCGGATGGGAAAGGTTCGGTCAGGCACGGTCGAATTTGGCACGGTGAAATGAGGCAGTACAGGCGGGGAAAGATGAGATACGGACGGGTGCGATAAGGTCGGGCAGTACAGGTTCGGACTAGAAAGGTGTTGACTGGTCTGGCAAGATCCGGTTGGGTGGGGTGTGGTATGGCAGTACAGGTTCGGACGGGAAAGGCGTTTAGAGGCCGGGAAAGGTCCGGTTGGGTGGGGTACGGCAGTAAGGGTGGGGTACGGAATTTATGGGTTCGGTCGGTATTGGAATAGTTTGGAATGGCAGTCGAGGTGAGGATCTTATGGGAGTGGACGGGTATGGCGAGGCAGGAAGTTCGCCGAGGATTGGAAGAGTAATGTCTGGCACGGAAAGATGGGGTTTGGCAGTACAGGTTCTGCGTGGCTCGGATGAGTGTGGTGGGGTTAGGTCTGGCAGTCGAGGCGGGGATTGGAATGACGCTAGAGGATTAGTGCGGTGGGGTAAGGCAGTCTAGGCCACGAGAGGTTTTGTTTGGTGAGGTTTGGTTGGGCAGTCATGGTGTGGAGTGAAGTGGATGCGTGAGATAAGGTGAGGCAGTCGAGGAACAGCATGGATCGGAGTGGTGTTATGAGGTTTGGTGTGGCGAGGTCAGGCAGTCAGGGAAGGATGCGGTAAGGACTGTATACGTCAGGCATGGAGTGGTGCGGTACGGCAGGCAAGTTAGAAAGGAGTTATTTATGAGTTTAAAAGAAGAGTGGCGTAAATGGGCTGACGAGAACCGCCCACAAAATGAAGAAGCGTTCTGGATTTGTTGGAACGCCGCATGGGAGGCGGCTGGCAAAGAGTATCGAGATCACATAAAGATCTTGAAGGAAGAAGTTGCGTTTGCCGAGCGTGGCTACACGAAGATGGGGGAACAATGAAAGAAGAAGTCACTGTTGAACAAGTTGCGGCTTTTTTACAGGTCACTCACAAGAGTGCTATCCAACGCATGTCTCGGCTGGTTAAGAAGAACAAAGCAGTTAAGTTGAACTGGCCCACGAAGGGAACACCTGCAAAGTTCTTGATTGATGTGCCGTTGGAAGAGTTGCTTCTCACGCAGAAGTACGCCAAGTACAAAGCACACCCCGACATTGACTGGAAGAAATTTTGTAGTGACCCTTTTAATTTAGGAGCGGGAGCGAGATGAACGAAAAACAAATTGGCAATTGGGCACTTGGATTTACGATGGGGCTACTGACTGTGCTGGCGTGGCAGAAGGTGATGAGTGAACCTTTGGTCATCTCTGACAGCGAAGCGACACGTGCGGAGGAACTCATTAGCATCTACAAGCGTGGTATAAAAGATGCCTTGAGAACGAACCCCGTGTCGATGGATCTTGAGCAAGCATGTCTTGAAATATGGGCTAACAGACAACCTGTGGAGACAAAATGACTAGACCTGAAACACTAAATGATGTAATTAAAGACACCATGCGTGTAAGTGGTGTGCCGTACCCCGTCGAAGTTGATGCAGTTAATCATCCCCCGCATTACAAAGTCGGCGGCATTGAGACGATTGAATACATGAAAGCCAAGTCCACACCCGAAGAATTTAAAGGTCATCTTAGGCTGACTGCGATCAAATACCTTAGCCGTACGGGTTACAAGGACGATGCGCTACAAGATCTAAAAAAGGCGCAGTGGTATCTCAACAGGTTGATTAAGGAATGCGAAGATGCGAACGGCTGAAGATCGTATCCTTGACTACATGAAGGAACACAAAAAGCCCGTGACAATTTCGAAGATGGCGAAGTATTTTATTGTGAGTGAGTCAACGGCAAAGAGTGCGTTAGCATCTTTGGTTAAGAGGGGCATTGCTGACATTGTGCCAAAGAGCAAACCATTTTTGTACAGGCTTAAAAATGGCATCGACACCTGAGAAAAAAGTCAAGTTAAAAGTCCGTGCGATTCTTGATTGGCATGACGATGTTTATTACTTCACACCGATGACCGGCGGCTACGGAAGAAGCGGTGTACCAGATATTGTAGGGTGCTACAAAGGCTACTTCTTTGCTATTGAGTGCAAGGCTGGCAAGGGCACGACTACTGCATTACAAGATAAGAACATAAAAGAAATTGAAAAAGCGGGAGGGAGGGTAATAGTTGTAAATGAAAACAACCTAGAAGATGTTCGCATAATGCTAAGTGATATGAATGGCTAGACGAGACTACAGAGCAAGACAGTTGCAGTTGGTTCGTATACTGGATAAAAACTTTGCCCTTTCACTGAGACAAATAGCCCGAAGAATGAAACTTACAGAAAGAACTATCTACAGGCATCTGCACCCCCTTACAGAACATGGAGTTGTGTACGTTCGCTTTAAGGCGTACGAACGGGGGTCTAAACGACCGGTGTATTTTTATTCTTCAAAGAGAGCGGCATGAGCAAACTAAACATGTTAGTAGAAATAATCCAAACAATTAAAGAAAACTTCAACCTTGATGCGACAGACTTGCACATACTGTCTATCGTTGGGTTAGCCGAAGAGGAGGGCAGAGAAGTTCGGGTGACGGACATCACTCGGATGCAAGACATAGCCTCCCCAGCTACCCTGCACTACAGGGTTACAAAAGATCTTGTGGATCGACACATGCTTGTACTAATACCTAGCACGGAGGATGCACGGGTCAAGCTGGTCAAGCCCGGTAAAAAATTCAAAACATTAGTGAACTTCTTGGAGAAAAAGTTTTGGTCATAACAATCGACTTTGAAACGTACTACGACAAAGAGTTTTCCTTATCGAAAATCACAACAGAAGAATACGTACGTGACGACAGGTTTGAAGTAATTGGAGTCGGTGTCAAGGTAGATGACGGTGAAACCGAATGGTACTCAGGCACTGAAGCGCAGACTAAATTCTGGCTACAAAAGTTTGACTGGGCTAACTCTCTGGTGCTTGCGCACAACACGGCATTTGATGGGGCGATTCTGTCTTGGAGATTTAATGTCAACCCAAAAGGTTGGCTCGATACTCTGTGCATGGGGCGTGCCGTTGATGGGGTGGAGGTTAGCGGTAGCCTGAAGGCTTTGTCTGAACGCTATGGGATCGGAGAAAAGGGAACCGAGGTTCTCAATGCTCTAGGTAAAAGACGAAAAGACTTTACCGAGGAAGAACTTGATCGCTACGGCGAGTACTGCCGGAATGACGTAGAGTTAACCTACAAGTTGTTTAACATTCTTAGGGCAGACTTTCCGACTAAAGAACTCAAGGTGATCGACCTGACCTTGCGTATGTTTACGCATCCGGTGATTAGACTTGACTTGCCCCTGCTGGAACAGCATCTGGTGGAGGTGGTGGAGCGCAAAGAGAAACTGCTTGATGCGACTAGCGCCACAAAAGACGAACTAATGTCTAACGACAAGTTTGCACAACTTCTTATTGAGCTAGGTGTTGATCCTCCCCGTAAG